TAACCTTGTTGCTGTTCTTAGACGCAGAGATTTTAAAGCACCCACCAGAGTAGAGGCTGGAGGTGTGCGCGTCTGGAAAATGTTAAAGGAGGCTACCTATAAATGAGTATCAAGTTAACACTTGAACAATGGAATGACTTTACTACTCATTACGGTAGTGAAATGTATAAGGATAAGCTGACTTCTAAAACAAGAATCAGTGATGAAGATCCAAACTATATAGAAATTATTTTTGGACAGGGTTGTAACTATACAGGCTATGACCTTGTTGAAGAATATTTAACTGTGATTAATCAGCCAACAAAAGGAGAACCTAATGGCTAACAAACCCAAACCTTTAATCGTTGAGGGTGAACTGTACTACGCAAAAGTAAATGAAGCGGTCCCTGATTTAAAAGAAAAACAAGGGGCTGACCAAGGACAACCTGGTTTAGGTAAGTATCAGTGGGAGTTAAACCTCGCTGTATCTGAAGAAGTTTTCCAACAGTTTAAAGATGCTGGCGTTAACGTAGGCATGAAGAAAGCTGGTGAAAGAACTTACACAGCTAAACCTGTTGTCACCATTACTAAGTGGGCAACTGATTACAATGGTAATCCTAACAAGGCTCCTTATGTCTGGGACATAGAGAAGAAGGATTATTTTGATCCTAATAAAACTGAAGAGGAGGAGTACATTCCTAATGGCAGTTTAGCTAGGGTTCAGTGGCACCCTCACACTTACACCAAGGGTAAGTTTACTCGTGCCATGTTAGAAGCTGTTCAAGTTATTCAGCTTGCACAGACTTCTACTGCTCCTGATATTACTGAAGATGAGGTGGGTTTCTGATGGCAGATGAACAGATTGAGTTTGAGGGTAAAACCTATGATCTGTCTAAGGCAGAGCCTGATCAAAAACAAATCATAAGAGGACTGGCAAGAGTAATACAGAAAACTCAGCAAGATCTCTTGGGTTATAACGATCAGGCTTTGATAGCTAAGACTGCTTTACATGAGTTTTTTAAACGCATGAGAGAAGATCATCTAAGGGAGGACATGCTTGTTGCTACCCAGGCGACGACTGACCAACTAGAACAACAGTAAAACAAGGAATAGAAGTTATGAGTGATGATTCCAACAACCATAAAGAGGCTGGCTTGCCTTGTGTAAATGATCCTGAAGAGTGTGGTAGCAGTGATGCTTTAGCTGAGTATCACAATGGAGGTGCTTATTGTTTCTCTTGTGAAAGAACCTGGAACCCCCAGCAATATGCTAGAGACAGGGAACGCTATATTGAGGAACATGGATTACATGAAAAGAAAGATAAAGATGATGACCTTTCTTTTCTACCTAAGACAAAAGCCAAGAGAAACTTAAAGCCTTCAGAGGGTGAGATTGCTGAGATAAAGTCCCGCTGTCTCACCCTTCCTACTGTCAAGAAGTTCAATGTCAGGATTGCCAGAGATGAAAATCATAATGACATTGAGCATTACTATCCATACTACGATGGAGATAAGGAGGTAATTAAAACAAGGTTCGTAGAGGCTAAGAAGAATAAATTAGGACAGGCTTTCTCTTGGTCTGATGGTGCGTCTAATGTTCACTTCTTTGGTAAGCAACTCTTTGATGGTGGTCAGAAGTTTGTGACCCTGTGCGAAGGTGAGATAGATACTATGTCTGCTTATCAGATGGTGAACAAGGGCACTACTAACTATGCCTGTCTTGGTATTAAGTCATCTGGTGATGCAGAAAAGGCTGTGAAAGCTAACATGAAGTACCTGCATTCTTTCGATAATGTAGTCCTTTGTTTTGACATGGATGAGCAAGGCAGAAAAGCTTCTCAAAAGGCAGCTAGACTTCTTGAAACAGGTAAGACAAAGATAATGTCCCTACCTTCTGGCTTCAATGATGTCAATGAAATGCTGATGGCTGGGAAGCAAACTGAGTTTATCAATTCTTGGTGGAACGCTCCTACCTATACGCCAAGTGGTTTAGTTTCTGTCAGTGACCAGAAGCAACGCTATCTTGAAAGACCTACTAAGTTGTCTGTGCCTTTCCCTTGGAGAGGACTTAATCAAAAGCTGGAAGGGTTGCGGCAAGGTGAGGTAACTGTGCTGACTGCTGGTACAGGGTTAGGCAAGAGTGCTGTCTGTCGTGAGTTACAACATTGGCTGCTAACACAGACCAAGGACAACATTGGTATTGTCATGCTTGAAGAAAGCTATGAGAGAACCATTGATGGCCTGATGTCTATTGAAGCGAATGAACGCCTGTCTAGCGATAAAGTTAGAGCAACTATCGACACCCAGAAGTTAGGTGAGTGGCATGATGTCTTGTTTGAAGGTGAGAATAAGAACAGGGTGTGGGTGTACGAACACTTTGGAGAAAACAATCTTACTTCCATAGCAGAAAGGGTTAGGTTCATGGCGGCAGGATCAGACTGTAAGTGGATCTTTATAGACCACATACACATGATCAGTGCTGCAGGTGGAGAAAATGAAACTGCAGAGATCAATAAGATCATGCATAAATTCAGGGATCTTTGTGAAGAACTTAATATAGCTATTGTCACTGTCTCTCATCTAAGAAGGTTGGATGGGAATAAGGGACATGAGAATGGGGCAGAGGTTAACCTTTCTCACCTTAGAGGCTCACATGTCATAGCTCAGATTGCAGATTCAGTCATTGCTTTAGAAAGAAACCAGCAAGCTGAAGATGAAATGGAGGCCAGGACAACCAGACTCAGGGTATTAAAGAACAGATACACTGGTGAGGTAGGTGATGCAGGACACATTCAATATGACACTGTGACAGGTAGACTTGAAGAATGTGATGACAGCGACATGGAACTAGCTAATGAAGAGGAGGTCTTTTTATGAAACAGCTAGTGTTTGATGTTGAAACAGATGGAATCAAGTACACAAAAATATGGTGTGTTGTGGTACAGGATGCTGAAACAGGGGAGATTAGTTCCTTTGGGCCTAATGAACTGCAGGAAGCTGTAGAGTATTTAAACACAGCCGACATGTTGATAGGCCACAACATCCTGACTTTTGATATACCTTGTATAAGAAAGGTACTTGAGCTGCCTGATTTTGCCAGGGGTATAAAGGTAAGAGATACCTTAGTTCTTTCGAGGTTGTTTAGTCCTGACAGGAAAACAGGTCATAGGCTTGGGGACTGGGGCAGCGTGCTGTCCTACCCTAAGATTGACTTCAATGACTACAGTGCTTACTCAGTACAGATGCTTAACTACTGTATCAGGGATGTAGAGTTAAACACCAGAGTATTTAAGGAGCTACAGAAAGAACAGAGGTCAAAGAAGTTTAGCCTTAAGTCTATTGACCTTGAACACAGTGTAGCTGAGATACTAGGAGCGCAAGAAAGACAAGGGTTCTTATTAGATATGGATAAGGCTTCAAAGATTAAAACCTTTTTAGAAGAAGACATTCTTGCAACTGAAAAGAAAATCAAGGAAGTCTTTAAGCCTAAGACTATAGAAACCAAGCTGTTCCCTAAATATAAAAAGGATGGAAGCGTAGCTAGAAATGCAGTGACAGCAGATGGAGTTGGTACAAGGTTGACTGATGATGAACTTATGGAAATGTCAGAGCTGTACAGTCTAATGGAAGTTGGGGAACAGCTTCCTAGACCAGACTACATTGTAAGAACAGTGGTTAAAGAACTGAATGTTTCTTCAAGACTTCAACTCATTGAGTATCTTATGGAAGCTGGGTGGAAGCCTACTCAATTTACTGATAAAGGCAGACCTATCTTAAATGAAAAAGTGTTAGAGACTGTTACTAATATTCCAGAAGTTATCTATATAAAACGCTACTTCCTGTTAGAGAAGCGCGTCACGCAGCTTAACTCTTGGATTGAAGAGGCTAACCCCTCTACATTCAGGGTACACAGCCATGTTATACACAATGGAACTGTGACAGGACGCATGACACACAGGAAACCTAATATGGCACAGGTTCCTAGTATCCATGTGCCTTATGGACAAGAGTTCAGGGCTTGCTGGCGAGTACCACCAGGTTACAAGTTAGTAGGTATAGATGCCAGTGGACTTGAACTACGCATGTTGGCTCACTATATGGACGATGAGGACTATAGAAATGAAATTGAATCAGGAGACATCCACAGTCGCAATCAAAAACTTGCAGGATTGGAATCTAGAGATCAGGCAAAAACATTCATCTATGCGCTCTTATACGGAGCAGGAGATGGCAAGCTTGGGGCAGTGGCTAACGGAAGCCAAGATACGGGCGCGAGACTTAGAAAATCTTTCTTCGATAATCTACCATCATTTGCGAAGCTTAGAAACAGAGTATCAAGAGTTGTTCAAAAAAATAACTGCATCTCAGGATTAGATAGAAGACACCTTACTATAAGAAGTGAACACAGTGCCTTGAATACACTGCTTCAAAGCGCAGGAGCCATTGTAATGAAAGAAGCTCTTGTCATATTGAATGAGAAACTTAAAGGCTATGACTCACACTTTGTAGCCAATGTGCATGATGAGTGGCAGATAGAAGCCAAAGAAGACATAGCTGATAAGGTAGGTCAGCTTGGAGTACAGGCCATTAAGGAAGCTGGTATCTCCCTTGGTCTGCGTTGTAAGTTAGATGGAGAGTATAAAATAGGAAATAACTGGAGCGAGACGCACTAATGAAAACTTGGGACACACAAATAAAAACAATTAGACATTTTCCAACAGAAGATATAGTAGGTTACAGACTAAGAAGGGAGGCTATGGCTCATATTAATGGGTATGGTTTAGATGTAATAGATCCTGAACTAACTCCTTTAAACAATATGCTCTTGTACAGAGAGTCTTTTACTGCTGAACAATTGATAACCTTAAGAATAAAAGTACAACAAGCCCAGCAAGTAAAACAAAAAGAACTTAAAGACATGGATGTAGCGTTGTCTTTACCTGACTATAAAACATGTGGCTTTGCTGTAGGTT